AAAAAGCGTTCAGCGAAGCAAAGAGCCAAAGTTTTATTCTCTTTTGCTCCACTTTTTTCAAAAGTGGATTTTTCAAAAGCGGCCCCTGTAAAAAATTGATTACTATTTGATTATTTGATTATATTTATTATTACAATCAAATGTCATTAGAGCAACAATTACTCGATATAATAGCAGAAGCCAAGTTAGCTACAGATGGAGTTCTCGAATCTGCTGAACAATATTATCCGAATATATACGGTCGCGCTCTTATGGTTGCGGACCGAAATAGACACTATTATGATAAGAAAATCGCGCTATTTCATCAGCGAATTGAAAATGAAAATATGCCCCCAGGTATACAGAAAGATGAACTAGCGGCAATAATAAAGCACAAACAGTCGGCATTTAAAATCACAAAGGATTTTGAGGCGACTGATATTGAGATACAATATTTTGTCTTCACAGATAAAATGTTGCACGTTGTGTGTCCAATCCAAACCAATGAATATTATCACTGTAAAAAGGTCAAGGGATATATTGTTCAAATAAAACATTGTTTGGAAGTAAAAAATGATATCCGTTTATATAAACTATTTCAAAGTCTGTTGGCTTTATTTGACTTGAAAAAAGGCACTGTAATCGATAGCTGTATTGCCGCAATATATTCGCTTATAAAACATGTAACACATATTGGTCCTATTCAAGAATTTATTGGCTTGTATATTACAGTGTATGCGATACCTGAGTATACGGAGAAAGTGAGGGTGTTGAAAAAAGGGACACCTCTTTGCGAGGATGTAATTTGCGAAATTTTATCCTTTGTAAATGATGGATTATTGACCCGATATGAGGTAGATACTATGGTATACTCGACATTCTAAATTTACTTATATGTAAATATAAACCCAGCTGAATTATTTCTTTTTCCTGCTAAAACCTCGTCTATCTTTAAGGTTTTTTCAATGTGATATTCTTGTTGTAAATATTTTATTGCCTCAAATTGATAATTAAATGTTTTTACAACCCACCTTTGGAAAAGGTGGAGCCAAATATAAAGTTGATACGGCTGCTATGCTTTTGATAGTAAATTATTGAAGGATTTGGCTCCACCTTTCTCAAAGGTGGATTAGGTCGCATATTGCAGTCCCGCATTTCCGCCAACAAATGTTACCATATTAATGCGCTCTTCCATAACATATAAATTGTAATTGTAACTGTAAATTTGCCAATTTTTTTTATTGATCCCAACGATTTCGCCCGTATCTGGATCACAAATCGTCAGCACTTGTGCTAATGGGTCCAGCGGAGGAGTGATTGTCGAAAATTCGAATTGAATATTTGTAAATCGATTCATATTCATTGAGCCGCTGGGTTGACTGTCGTAAGGAGAAGTATTCAAACAAAAGTTATAACAAAAAAGTCCAGACGGCGCATCTCCCGCAGTTCTCGTATATTTTTCAACATAATTGAAAACCCCCGCAGGCAATATGTTCTCTCGATATTGTCCATCAAGAAGTATCCCAAGTCCAACAAGAATGTCCTTGGTATTAGCTGGATTATATACGCCCGTTATCATTAGTCCAGATGGTGAGCCGTCAGGATTTGTTCCCGGACCCAAGTTTGCTGGAGGAGGCGTAGGATTTGGATAGGTGCCTTCTGTTGGCGCGGCTTCTTCTCCATACGGCATATAATTATACGGCCAATTCGTGTAATTGGACCATTCATTGCGTAAATTCGCGTCGGACCGCTGGAAATAAAACATCCATCCACTGACAAGGCCCAAGGAGTCCAAGTCGACTTTATTTTGCCCAGTCACATTGTAGAACACTCTCTCGCGGGGTTGTTTAAACAAATACTTTTGTTCGTTCTTAGCGAAGAGTCGGGACTCATCATTCGAGAGAAAACAGTATGTACAGTTCATGTTTATGTCAGAGTTCCAAATAGATCTCGTATCCAAATAGGAAGCGATCCCTAACTCGACATCGGGAGGTGTTTGTAGGAACCGATACATCTGCATATAAAACTGGTTGAAGTTTGGAGCGACATATGGGAAAGAATTCGCAACATCAAATACATCGCGGATCCTGAACAGTTGATTGATTGGTCGGAACGTCACATGCACGTGAAGTTCATTGTATTGTAGGGACACAAGCGGGAACGCCATTTGGGTCTTGAGATTGAACCACGCGCCCATCGGTATGTACAAAATACGCCCATTAATCGAAGGCTCAGCCCCCGCTGGGCTGTTCGTATAATACGCATTTGGGTATTTCCCGCCGCGCCCCAACGCATTTGCTGGGTCATTCAATTCAGGAACATTGCCAATCATCTGGTTGAATAAATTCTTCTTGGATCCGGTAAAATCGCGCTGCACAACGGATAACAGATATTGACCGGAAAACTCCTGTAGAGTCTGGTTACCGCAGGTAATTCGAATATTGCTGATCATTTGAGCACCCAAGTTATCTATCCATTTGAACTCGTATGGCTGCCAATCAGTGTATGTAGTGGACCCATCCGCATTTTGAATGGGTTGAGGAGGAAGTATGGGAGACCATATGCTGGGTATCGCAACTGATATATAACAGTCCATCAGCAGATCCGCATACCTCTTGACTTTGAACATGAACGTGGACTCCTCTGTAAGCCTCAGTTGAGGGGTTCCCTCAAAATCCAGGCGAAAATTTTGTTTTCCAAAATTTGTGTATTTTTGATATGTGCCTTTCCAAAACGTTTTGCTCGGGTTTCCATTCAAGATTATGTTTTGTTGACCTTCACTTACTAAATTCATAAGTCCGCCTGCCATTTTGTATGCTAATATATACAAGTATTTAATTCTAAACCTTTTTTATTACAAATTATGATTTTTCCAACCTTTAGAAACCACTCAACCTTTGGAAAAGGTTGATCCAAATCTATTGTAGGGGGGTTTTAAGCCCCCATGTTAGACCAAATCCCTTTTGGAAATCCACTTTTTTTCACGAAGTTATGAAAAGTGGAGGAAAGGGGGGGCTTTTTAAGCCCCTGTGGGGAACAAAATTTTGCTCGCTACGGGGGCTTAAAACCCCCGATTAAGGAGGAGTTCGGGGCAGGCTTCGCCCTACCGTCGCGCCTCCCGAAGGGTGCTGCTTGAACCTTGGTTCCCTGGTTTCAAATGCGACCGTTGTGGGGGGTCCCTTCGGGAGGGGGGCTTTTGAACCCCCGTGTTAGACAAAAAAATAATATGATATAGTAGATAATGTCCACAAAAGCAACTAATGTTTTGAATACCTTAAAAAATCTCAATGAAGGGTTTGTCTCGTATATGATTTTAGCAATGATATTGTCAATATTGTTTATTGTTGTTTTGTATATAATAAAGGTTACACAACTCAACAAGACAGAATGTAATTATATGAATACTTTATACCCAAGTATCAATGGCAATATATCTCCAATCAGTTCGGGTGTAGCAGACCTAAGCGGCAATTTGTATGATTACTATGTCAAAACCGCATACAATGCGTGTAGTGGCGGCTCTTATAAAAACGACGTGGTCGATATTTGTAATTTGAAAGCCGTTATTAAACAAGGTGTAAGGTGTCTCGATTTTGAGATTTACTCAATTGATAATAGTCCTGTTGTCTCCACCAGCACAAGTGACAGTTTTTATGTAAAGGAAACATTTAACAGCGTCCCATTTGCTGCCGTCATGAAAACAATAAAAGATTACGCTATGGGCAGCCCGGGCACAACCACATCTTCCGCCAGTTTGACATGTCCCAACTCCAGCGACCCGCTTATTATTCATTTGCGGTTCAAATCGACAAATCAACACATGTATTCAAATTTAGCCGAAATCTTGAAACAATATCAGTCATACATGTTGGATGGAACATATAGTTATGAAAATCACGGACGAAATATTGGAACAATGCCGCTGCTCAGTTTCCAAAATAAAATTATTTTGGTTGTGGACAAGAGCAACAATTCGTTCTTGGACAATCCGGATTTTATGGAGTTTGTGAATTTAACAAGTGGGTCGGTGTTCATGCGAGCATACCCGTATCACGAAGTAAGTAATGTCCAAGATATAGCGGAATTGACAACATATAATAAAACGGCAATGACAATCGTATTGCCGGACAATGGAGTTAATCCTGTCAACCCCTCTGGCATGTTGGCGAGAGAAATGGGGTGTCAAATGGTGGCAATGAGATATCAGTACGTGGATTCGTTCTTGGAAGAAAACGCTGCGTTCTTTGACCGGGGCAGATATGCGTTTTGTTTGAAACCCCAACGTTTACGCAATGTTGTTGTTACTGTGGCAGAGCCAACAGCCCAAAAGCCAGAACTGTCATATGCGACAAGAAATATTGCCACAGATTTCTACAATTTTGATATCTAACCAGGGAACCAAGGTTCCCCGAACCCCTCCTTCTCTTTTAGAAACTCCGCTTTTTTCACGAAATAATGAAGACTTCGTGAAAAAAGGGAACAAAATTTTGCTCGCTTTTTTAAAAAGCGACTTGGTTCCCTGAGAGTGAGAGAAAAATATATGTATAATATAGGAATTACATTAAAATGGCAGGAACAAAATGTGACAAATCATTGACGTTTCAAGAATGTGAATTAGCAATTTTACGCACCGCGATTGATATGGCCGGAGCCAAAATGGGAAACAGATTGGTAAACACCCCAGAAGTTCAAGATATGATACGAATCGTCGAGGATTTCATCAAAAAGAAGAACCTCATTTGTTACGGCGGTGTTGCGATTGACGCCCTTCTCCCAGAACAAGACAAGATATACGACAAGAATATTGAGCTGAGTGATTATGATTTTTACACTCCCAATGCGCTTGAAGACGCAAAAGAATTGGCCGATTTGTATGCCAAAAATGGTTACACGGAAGTGGAAGCAAAAGCCGGCAGTCACCAGGGAACGTTCAAAGTGTTTTGTAACTTCCTCGGTGTAGCCGACTTGACGTATATTCCAAAAGAACTGTTCAATGCGATTAAGCGCGATGCGGTTCGCGTGAAAGGCATCCTATATTGCCCGCCCAATTTTTTGAAGATGGCAATGTATTTAGAACTTTCGAGACCCGCGGGCCAAATTGACAGGTTTGAAAAAGTGTTCAAACGCCTTACACTGTTGAACAAGTATTACCCGCTAACATCGCGCATTTGCGACTCTGTTGATTTTCAGCGCGGAATGAGCGATACAACCGGCGAAGGCGAAATATTCGAAAATGTTCGCAACACTTTGGTGAACCAAGGTGTCGTGTTTTTTGGAGGATACGCAATATCCCTCTACTCGAAATATATGCCCGCGAAA